AGACCCCGACCACCTGATATGCCGCCGCGCACAGGTCACGCAGCGACTGCGGCGCGGGCGGGGTGGTGTAGAGGGGCACCACGTCAAGCGGCTCCACGAACTGGTCGGCACGGCGAATGGCGGCTTCCTCAGTCCAGTACAGCCCCTCGTCTTTGACCATCCACGCCACCGGCTCGGCCTGCTGCGCGGGCGGGGTGGTGTAGATAGGCCCCACAACCGCATGACTACCTTTGTAGTACGCCATCTCTTCGGCCATTTCGCGCACAGGGAAGAAGTCGTGCAAATTACCACCTTCAAACACGCCCCAGTATGCGGGCTGCGCCTGTTCTGCCCGCTTGCGTTCCTCTGCCGCTCCCGCCATCCATGCGGCGGTCAGGTCGTCATCCTGCTCTGCCAGCGCTTGCCGTAGGGCTGTAATGGCGTTTTGCTGCAACGTCAACCCAAGACCGAATGCAACAACGGCTTTCTCCAACGCATCCAGCGCCTGCTGGGCGGCTTCGCGTAGTGTGGTCATGCTTCCTCTCCTTCTGCTTTGGCGATGGCGGCGTCAACGATCTGCATCTGCTGATTCATCTTCTCGAACGAGTAGTCGTTCATCTGCACATCGCACCAGCAGTGGTGCAAAAACAGCCCCGTGCTTTTCAACGCCTCCAGCAGCGCATCGCGCTGCTGCTCAAGGGCAACCATCCGCTCGTTCCACCACTCTTGCCGCTTGCCGAAAGCCTCGTTGGCTTCCAGCAGCGCATCGCGCTGGGCCTTCAGGTGCGTGACCGCCGTCAGCGCGCAGTCGGTGTCGCCGGCCTCGGCCATGCACATCAGGCAGTCCCCACCGCAGTCGGCGTGCAGCCCGGTGTCGAACGGGGTTTTGCAGATGTTGCAGACGGCCCCCGGTGTGTGCTTGCTCATTCCTTCTCTCCTATCGTTGAATGTGCTTGCATCGTATCACCGTTGTGGTACAGTGCGCAACATGACACAGCGATCTACCTTCCTCACGGTGCGCATGCACCCGGGGACACACAAACGATTCCGCGAAAAGGCGGCACGGTTTGGTGGTGTCGCCGAGGTCATACGCGAGTTGGTCGAAGCATTCCTCGACGACCGACTCGTCATTCAACCCCCCGCAACCCCGAAAAAGGAGAGTCTCTATGCTCGAACAGAAGCTTGATGAACTGGTCACGGCGATCAACGCCCTGGCGGCCGCGCTGAACGCAAAAGCAGCCCATGCCCCGGCGCCCGTTGCCGCCCCGATGGTAGCGCCTGCCCCGGCGCCCGTCATCCCCCCGGCCCCTGCGCCTGTGGCTGTCGTGGCACCTCCCGCGCCCGCGATGCCCGCCCCGCCGACGTTCAACGCCCCGGCGCCCGCACCCGTGGCGTCCGGTGTGCCGTTCGGCGATCAGAAGGGCCTCGTCACCTACGTCATGGGTGCCTATCAGTCGATGGGTCCGCAGAAGGGCGCGCAGATCCAGCAGGTGCTGCTGCAGATGGGGTGCCAGTCGATCAACGAAGTGAAGCCCGAGCAATACGCTGCCCTGTACGCGGGTGTCGAAGCCCTCAAGGCGGCAGCATGAGCCACGCCACGCTGTCACCGAGCAAACGGCACCGCTGGTCCGTCTGCCCTGGCAGCGTGCGCGAGGAGCGCGCCTATCCCGAGCAGCCGGGAGGATCGGCTGCTGTCGATGGTACGCACACGCACACGCTGCTGGAGCACTGCATCGTCAACGAGATCTGGAATCCGTTGACGCTCGTCGACGTGACTCTGAAGGACCACGAAGGCCAGTTCGTCGTGGACGCGGAGCGTGCTCTGCGCGTCGGTACGGCGCTCACCTATATCCGCAGCCGAGTCGCGCCGACGATGGGCATGGCGAAGGTGATCGCCGAGCAGCGCGTCGATCCCTCGTTCCTGACCAGTCGCAACGATCTCAGCGGCACGGTGGACGTACAGATCCACGACGAACTGAACGGTGTGCTGGAGGTCATCGACTACAAGGACGGGATGAACGACGCATGGGACTCGGCCATCCTGCAGATGGAACAGTACGCTGTCGGCGCACTGTCTGCGCTGCGGGTGGCGAAGCCCTATCGCTATCCTTTCGACACGGTGCGCCTGACCGTCATCCAGCCGAAGCTCGCGCTCAAGGGTGGCGAGGCCGTGCGCTCGAAGGACTACACCATCGACGAGGTGGTCGACGTCGTGGCCCGCGACATCGTGGTGCAGGCCGCAGCGACCGACCGGCCCGATGCGCCATTGGTGCCTGGTGAGAAGCAGTGCCGGTACTGTGCCCACCGTGGTGGCTGCAGTGCCCTGGCGAACAAGGCGCTGGAGGTGGTGGATCGTATGGACATCGCGTCGAGTGCTGCGAGCAAAGACCCAACCACGATGCCCGATGAACAGATCGTGCAGATCATGGAGGCTGCACCGCTGATGCGGCAACTGCTGGAGGCTGTCGAGAAGGAGGCGGAGCGCAGGCTCAAGGCCGGCATCGACATGCCTGGGCTCAAGATGGTCAACGGCAAGGGCACCCGCTCGTGGAAGCTGTCCGAGGAGGAGATGGCCGAGAAGCTCGTCAAGCTCGGCATCCCCAAGACCGCGATCTACGAGACGAAGCTCGTCAGCCCCGCCAAGGCCGAGAAACTGACCTGGAAGAAGCGGGACGGCACCGACGTCCAACTGACCAAGAGGCAACTGGAGACGATGGAGCGCGAGTATGTGGTCAAGACGATGGGCAAGCCTGTCGTTGCGCTGGCTGCTGACTCTCGTACCGCCGTCGTACTAAATGCGGCGCCGATGTTTAGCGCCGTCGAGAAGCCGGCTGAACTGCCGGCGTGGCTTTCGTAACCGAGAGGTGATCATCATGATTCGAATTTCATCCCCCCGCACCGACGATGGTGCGATTGAGCAAGAGATTCAGGCCAAGGGCCTGACCGCGCCGCGCGTCACGCCGGCCGACATCGAGGCCAACATCGCCAGCGAGCACTACTTCACGGCAGCCCAAGGGGTGGCCGGCCGCAACCTGTGCGCCGAGGATCCAGACGGCGTAACCGGGCTGACGACCAACAGCCCGCTGCACCTTCTGACCTTCTGCGTCCTCGTGCTGAAGAACGGGTTCACCGTCACGGGTGAGTCGGCTTGCGCCAGCCCGGAGAACTTCGATGCCGAGGTGGGCCGCAAAATCGCCAGGACGAATGCGGTCAACAAGATCTGGCCCCTGATGGGCTACGCGTTGAAGAACGAGCTGGCGAGTATCTGACCATCAAACACGAACCCAAGTAAAGGTAATCATGTCTGACGTAATCTTCCTATCCAACGTGCGCCTGTCGTTCCCGCACCTCGTCGAGCCGCAGCGCAAGGTGTCGCCCGAGACCGGCAAGGAGCGCGTGTCCTACAGCGCCGACTTCATCATGCCGCCCGACCACCCGGGCTTCGCGCAGTTCATGCGCCGAGTGAACGAGATGGCGCTGGTGAAGTGGAAGGAACACGCCCAGACCGTCATGGGCATGATCCAGAATGACCGCAAGCTGCGCTGCTACGGCGACGGCAACCAGAAGGTCAACGGTAAGACCTTCCAGATCTACGACGGCTACGCCGGCCAGATGTATCTCACCGCAGGTGTCGACACTCCGCCGCAGATCATCCAGTCGGACGGCTCGCCCATTGACCCGAACAACACGATGGCCTACCAGCAACTGACCCGGGCGATGTACGGCGGCTGCAGGGTCAACGTGGCTGTGAAACCGTGGCTGCAAGATAACAGGCACGGGCGTGGCGTGCGTGCCGACCTCGTGGCCGTCCAGTTCGCGGGCGACGATCAGGCGTTCGGTGAGGGCCGCGTGGACGCCTCGGGCATGTTCGGCGCGGTGCAGGCCGCACCCGCTGCCGCACCGGCCCCGGCGTTCATGCAGCCGGTGATGCCCGTGCCGCCGTTCATGCAGCAGTGATCGGGTGGGGGCTTCGGCCCCCTGTCTCAACGTAAGCGGTAATCGTAATGACCAACGACTTCATTTGGGACGTCGAGACGTATCCGAACGTCTTCACGATGGCCGTGGAGCACGCCATTGCGCCGATCTGCTGGATGTTTGAGATCAGCGACTGGCGCAACGACTCCCGAGAGATCGTCGAGTTCGTGCGCTGGCTCGCTGACCGCAAGGCGCGGATGGTGGGGTTCAACAATGTGGGCTTCGACTACCCGGTGCTGCACCAGCTGCTGATGATGGGCTCGTGCAACGCGGGCATCCTGTACGCCAAGGCGCAGGCAATCATCGACTCGCAGACCGATGAGGGTGACGACCGCTGGCTGCACCAGGTACGCCCGAGCGACCGGGTGGTCGAGCAGATCGACCTGTTCAAGATCCACCACTTCGACAACAAGGACCGCAGCACCAGCCTCAAGGCGCTGGAGTTCAACATGCGCTCCGACAGCATCGAGGATTTGCCGTTCCCGGTGGGGACCGTGCTGACCCGGGAGCAGGTCGAAGTGCTCAAGCGGTACAACCGCCACGACGTCGCCGAGACGAAGCGGTTCTACCACCACACGCTCGACATGATCCGGTTCCGTGAGGAACTGACGGTCAAGTACGGGCGCGACTTCCTGAACCACAACGACACGAAGATCGGCAAGGACTTCTTCGTGATGAAGCTGGAGGAGGCCGGTGTCCAGTGCTACGACTTCGGCCCCGATGGTCGCAAGCCCAGACAGACCCCGCGCCCGAGCATCGCGCTGCGCGACGCCATCCTGCCGTGGATCACGTTCGAGCGGTCCGAGTTCCAGCGGGTGCTGGACTGGCTCAAGGCGCAGACGATCACCGAGACCAAGGGGGTCTTCACCGACCTCACGGCGACGGTGGACGGGTTCACGTTCGTCTTCGGCCTGGGTGGCATCCATGGCTCGCTTGAGAACGTGGTGGTCGAGTCCGACGACGAGCACGTCATCATCGACCTAGACGTCACCAGCTACTACCCGAACCTCGCCATCACGAACGGGTTCGCCCCGGCGCACCTGGGGCGCGAGTTCACGAGCATCTACGGCAACCTGTTCGAGCAGCGCAAGCAGTACCCCAAGAAGTCGGCTGAGAGCGCCATGCTCAAGCTCGCGCTGAACGGGGTCTACGGCGACAGCAACAACCGATTCAGCGTCTTCTATGACCCGCTGTTCACCATGTCGATCACGCTCAACGGGCAGCTTCTGCTGTGCCTGCTGGCCGAGAACATGCTGAAGGTGCCGGGGTTGAGCATCGTGCAGGTCAACACCGATGGTGTCACGGTGCGCGTGCCGCGCAGCCAGGTGGCAGCGGTGGACGAGGCGTGCGCTTGGTGGATGCGGCTGACCAAGCTCAACCTCGAACAAGTGCGCTACCGGCGCATGTTCCTGCGCGACGTCAACAACTACATCGCTGAGTACGAGGACGGGTCGGTCAAGCGCAAGGGTGCCTACGAGTGGAGAGTTGGCTGGCACCAGAACGCGGGTGGACTGGTGATCCCGAAGGTGGCCGAGAAGGTGCTACTCGAAGGCGCACCGATCCGCGAGACCGTGGAGAACTGGCCCGACAAGATGGACTTCATGCTGCGCGTCAAGGTGCCCCGGTCGAGCAGGCTGCTGTGGGGCGAGGAGCAGGTGCAGAACACCTGCAGGTACTACATCGCCCGAGGTGGTAGGCCGCTGACGAAGGTGATGCCGCCGCTGGCCCGCAAGCCTGGCGAGTGGCGCCGCATCGGGGTTAAAAGCGGCTGGAACGTCCAAGTGTGCAACCGCATCGAGGACGCCGTGCTGCCGGTGGACTTTGGTTACTACGTCGAGGAAGTGGAAAAGCTGTGTCTGAGTCTCGCGTGAACTTCGCTGCCTGGAACCACGAGACGCTGGCTCGATTTGCCGAGGAGGCGACCGAGAAGATGGAGCGTCAACAGGCCGAGATCGAACAACTACGCGCTGACCTGCGGGTGGCGCTGGATGCGTACAGGAGAGTCATCAGTGAGAAGCCCTGATCTGTACCTTGGAGACTGTCTGTTCTGGCTGGCCATGCTGCCCGACAACAGCGTCGATGCGGTCGTGACTGACCCACCTTACGGCCTGAGCTTCATGGGTAAGAAGTGGGACTACGACGTACCGGGCGAAGCGATCTGGCGCGAGTGCCTGCGCGTGCTGAAGCCCGGTGGTCATCTGCTGGCGTTCGCTGGCACCCGCACCCAGCACCGCATGGCCGTGCGGATCGAGGATGCGGGGTTCGAGATTCGCGACATGATTGCGTGGGTGTATGGGTCGGGGTTCCCAAAGTCGCTGGATGTGAGCAAGGCGATAGACCGCCGAGGTGGGGCTTCCGTCGCATGGTTTGGGCCTTGGTTCCGAAAATGGAGAGATGAAAACGGCATCACCCAAAAGCGGGTCGCGGCCCTTTTCCCGAGCAAGACGGGCAACCTGACCGGGTGCGTGGCCAACTGGGAATTGGGGCTCAATATGCCGACGCCGGAACAATTCAACCTGATCCGCGACACGTTCGGGTTGCCGTTTGCGAGCGTTGAAGAGGCCGAGCGGGAGGTGGTGGGGCAGCACAAAACAGATATGGGAGGACTTGGCGGAGAGCGTCTTGGTCAGGCTGGGGGGAACATCACCGCTCCCGCCACCGACGCCGCCCGCCAATGGCAAGGCTGGGGCACCGCCCTCAAGCCTGCCCTAGAGCCCATCACCGTCGCCCGCAAGCCGCTGGTGGGCACCGTGGCCGAGAACGTGCTGGCGCATGGGACGGGGGCGCTGAACATTGATGGGTGTCGAGTGGAAGGGACCAAGCCGAGTGTCCCGCAGCCCAAGGGTGGCACAGGCGATATCTACGGGTTCAAGAACGGCGAGGGCCGGAGCGGCGAAATGTCAGACAACTCCAAAGGCCGCTGGCCCGCCAACCTGATCCACGACGGCAGCGACGAGGTGGTGGGGTTGTTTCCGCAGGCTGGTGGCGGGTTCGGCAAGCGCGGCTCAGGTTCTACAGAAGACCGCACGTCCTACGCCCTAGCGGGGCAGGGGCAAACTGTCGGCTACGGCGACTCCTGCAGCGCCGCCCGCTTCTTCTACTGCGCCAAAGCGAGCAAGGCGGATCGGGATGAGGGGCTGGAGCACATGGAGGCCGTGCATCGGCCAAACGGGAACAAGTGGACAGACCAAGATTACCGTGTGACCCGTGGCGAGCGCCCAGCAAGCGCAGAGAGTGGTCCGCGCAAAAACATCCACCCCACCGTCAAGCCCACCGACCTGATGCGCTACCTATGCCGCCTCGTCACCCCGCCCGGGGGCACCGTGCTTGACCCGTTCATGGGCAGCGGCAGCACGGGCAAAGCGGCAGCACTCGAAGGCTTCCACTTCATCGGCATGGAGCGTGACGCCGACTACTTCACCATCGCCCAAGCGAGGATTGACCATGCTCGAAAAGCAGATTGAAACCAAGGTGTGCGACTACGCCAAGCAGCGCGGCCTGCTGGTCTACAAGTTCACGTCGCCAGCACGCGCTGCGGTGCCTGACCGCCTGTTCGTGCTACCCAACGGGCGCATGTTTTTCTGCGAGTTCAAGCGCCAGGGGCAAAAGCCCACAATCCCGCAGCAGCGTGAGCACAACCGGCTGCGTGGGCACGAGGTCAGCGTGTTCGTCGTTGACAACGTGGAGGCGGGGGTGGCGATGATCGACGAGATGGTGGGGCTGTGCTAACCCCCAACCTGCTCCACGACTACCAGAAGAAGGCGGTCAACTTCCAATGCACTCACGCGCAGTCGATGATGTGGCTGGACATGGGGCTCGGGAAGACCGTCATCACGCTCACCAGCATCGCGCACCTGTTGTCCACCGGCTACCTGCGCGGCGTGATCATCGTCGCCCCGATCCGCGTCATCCGACTCGTGTGGCGACAGGAGGCCGCGAAGTGGGAGCACACGAAGCATCTGCGCTTCAGCATGGTCACGGGCACCAAGGACCAGCGCACCCGGGCACTGATGCGCCCCGCCGACATCTACCTCATCAACTACGAGAACCTGCGCTGGCTCGCTGAGACCCTGCAGACGTACTACGTCGCCAAGGACAAGCCGCTGCCGTTCAACGGGGTGGTGTGGGACGAGATCAGCAAGATGAAGAACAGCGCCACGGATCGCGTTAAGGCGGTGCGCAAGGTGCTCGATCAGTTCGCCTGGACGACGGGCCTCACCGGCACCCCGGCCAGCAACGGCTACAAGGATCTCCACGGCCAGTTCCTCGTGGTGGACCGAGGGGTGCGCCTGGGCACGTCCAAGACCGCCTTCAAGACGCGCTTCTATCGCAAGGTGGGCACGTACAAGGAGGTGCTCTACGACGACGCCGAGGACACGATCAAGAACCTCATCGGCGACATCACGCTGGAGATGTCAGCCGAGGACTACAACCCGCTGCCCGACCTCATCGTCAACAACATCGAGGTCGAGATGGAGGGCGAGGTCCGAGCGAAGTACGAGCAGCTGGAGAAGGAGTTCTTCACGCAGCTCGACAGTGGCACCACGGTCGAGGTGTTCAACCAAGGCTCGCTGACCAACAAGGCGTTGCAGTTCAGCAACGGTGCCGTGTACCCGGTGGCCGGCATGCCGCTGTGGGAGCCGATCCACGACCTCAAGCTCGACGCGCTGGAGGAGATCATCGACGAGGCTCAGGGTTCTCCCGTCTTGTGCTCCTATGCCTACCGGAGCGATGCTGAGAGGATCATGGCGCGGTTCAAGGATCTGCGTCCGATCAACCTGACCGAGTGCAAGACCGAGGGGTCACTCACGGCTGCAATGGACAGGTGGATGAAGGGGGACTGTCAACTCATGATTGGCCATCCTGCCAGCATGGGACACGGCATCGACGGCCTGCAGAAGCGTGGACGCACGGTGGTCTGGTTTGGGCTCAACTGGTCACTCGATCTGTACGACCAGATGAACGCCCGGGTGCGCCGGCAGGGTCAGGGTGCCCCGGTGGTTTGCCACCGGATCATGTGCCGCGATACGCTTGACCAGGCGCAGGCCATCGCGCTCGACGAGAAGGCGACGACGCAGAACGCGCTGCGCAGCGCCGTGAAGAAGTACCGACAACAGAAGGGGGTTTGATGAGCGGATCACTACGACGCCACCTCGCCAGCGTGTCGTGCTACGCGGAGGCCATCTCGGTCCTCATCGCAGGGTCGACAACGATGCGCGGTCTGAGCGAGGAGTCGGGACTGGCGTACAACGCCTGTCGCAAGTTCGTTGCGACACTGTACCGGCGCAGGCTCGTGCGTATCGCGGCCTGGGAACAGGACAGCATCGGTCGCTGGACAATCGCAGCCTACGCATGGGGTGAGGGCAAGGACGTCAAGCGACCGCCGGGACTGACGCCGACACAGCGCAGTCAGCGGATGCGGGATCGAGTGAAGGCGACGCAGCGTGCAATCGCCATTGGTAACCGGCCCGCCACGCGGGCGCAACAGGAGCAACGATGAACGAGACGACGCAACACGCCGTGGCGGGTCCGCTTGACGGACCTGTTAGGCCGCCAGTGCAAGGTGGGCTGACCAATGCCGAACTGACAGACGCATGGTGCAAGAAGCTGCCGGGCGTTGTGCCGACTGAGCGCGACCTGACCGCGTTTGCGCTCGGCGTTGAAGTGGGGCGCGAAATCGGGCTGCAAGCCGCCGCGCAAGCCGCGCAACCCGACGACAGCTACCAAGACGAGTGGTTCAAGGCCGAGGCTGACGCCGTGCGCCGTATCCGCGCACTGCTGCCGCCAGCGGCCTAACGCGGAGTTAAACGGGCCGCCCGCACGGCGTCCGCTTGAACCGACAGTTCGGCTTCACTGGTGAACGAAGCCAAACCACTTGGAGAACTGAAGATGCCTTGCAACAGTGACCACATGGCCGCCAGCGGCTACGAACGAGAGATTTCGCGGGTGGCTTGCCTGCTGGACGAATTGGCTGGCCAGAAGGCGGAACGCGGCTGGTGGGATGGTTACCACCCTCGCGTGTACTGCAAGGCCGACCGCGCTACCGGCGACCATATGGTGCGCGAGCTGTGCGCCGCGCTGCAAAGCCTCGACGTGACGCAGTACAGCCTGGAGATGCAGATTTGGTGGCGCGACCACCAAGCCGCTGACAAGGCGCGCTGCGAGCGCGAACTGGCGCAGACCAAGACAGACGCCGAGCGCGAAGCCGCACTGGCAAAGCTGACGCCCGCCGAGCGCCGGCTGCTGGGGTTGTGAAGCCGAACGCGAAATAGACCAACATGCAGTGCCCCGAGTGCGGAACGTGGACGCAAGTCCTCGAAACACGGAAACAGTCTGACTACATGCGAAGGAGATACCAGTGCGCCAACATGCACCGATTCACGACCAAGGAAGTGGTGGTTACAGCGAAGCGGCCGAGGCAGCATCCGAACTCGGTGCCACTGACGAAGAAGACCGCTTTGCTGATTTCGCGTTTGCACAAGTGATGCAGACGCTGATCTGCGCCGTCGCCATCGTGGCGCTGGTGGCAGCGTTCGCGGCTCTGGCCTAGTACGACCAGATCGTCGGCTGCTCCCGCAGATCGACGTGGATGAAGCGTCCGGTGCCCTTCTGCTGCACCCCGATCCCGGTGAACCCGTGTTCGAGGGCCAGTTGGAGCACGCGGACGGCTTCAGCACCCTGCACCGCAATGTCTGCCGCGCGCCCGGTAGCGTGCATCCCGGGCGAGGGCTTCGCCTTCTCGATGGGGTGGTCGGCGCACCTATACCCTGACGAGATGCTCATGGGCTTGCCGTAGGCCGTTCGCAGCGCCTGCAGCTTCGCCATGAACTCGGGCTTCATTTCCTGCCGCCCGCAATGCCGGCAGCGGAACTCCCGCTCGTCGAAGTTCGGGTAATCCGACCAGTCCATCACTTCTTCCTCATGGCGTCGGCAATACTCGGAACGATTTTCTCGGCGCTTCTTCCGATCACGTAACCGCCAATGCCGAGCTCAACGATGTCCCACAGTTTGAGCACTTCGTCTGGACTCAGATTCGGTGCCGAGTACCCGAGCCATCGAGCCACGATCAACGCGCCGAATGTGAGCATCAGCACGGGTCGCCATGTCGCAGCAAGCCAGTGCTCAGATTGCGCTTCGGCCTTGATGATGGAGGCTCGCTCCACCAGTTCAGACAGTTCGCCCTTCTGCGCGAGCTCCATCAGTGCGATCTGAGCCTGCGCCCTCTGTTCAGGGTCAGGCCACAGACGGTCAATCAGCTTACCGCCGATGCCGAGAACTGCGCTGATGGGGTCGATGGGTGTCACTTGAATAACCTGTCTGCGCCAACCCAACCGATGATGCCGGCGACGATGCTGCCGGCGAACCACAGGGCGCGAATGCCGCCCTTGCCCTCGCTGGCGAGGTGAACCAGTTGGTCTACCTTGCCGTTCAGGTTGTCGATTTTCTGCTCCAAGGCTTCCACCTTGCCCTTGAGCAATCCGTAGTCGATGGGATCGATCATTTTGTCCTCGATCTCTGTGATGACTTGAGCTAGATATTCCACTTGGGTCTGGACTGTGTTGCCGGAAGCCATTGCTGCACTCGCAGATGTTAGCGCGAGCGCACCAGGTCGATGTGAACATCCCAGTCGATGCTGGTCGCAAGAACCCCGGTCACGTCCACATTCAGTACGTTCGCGCTCATGGTGGCAGTCGGCGGGGTGGCGAGCGAATCGGGGTTCCAACTCATCACGCTGGCCCAGTTCCCGGTGCCGGTGGACAGGTTCGTACCCACCGCGTTTCGCCCGAAACCCACCTCGAACTCGTAGACGACGCGGTAGTCGCCCGTCGCAGTCGAACCCACGATGCGTGCGCGAACGTGTCCAGCGGCACCCTGGGGCACCGTGTAACTCCACAGATTCGTCGTGGTGGCATTGGTCGTGGTGAGCCGGTAGACCTCGCTGATGCGGGTGCCCGAGCCGGGGAACAGGTTGTTCGACTGCTCGATGCTGACGCCGATCTGAGCGGGCGAGACGTTCAGCACCCGCACCGTCGCACCATCGGCCTTGCTGAAGTCGTTGCCCGTGACAACGATGCATCCCGGGCCGGCGTCATCGCCAGCATCGGACGGAATCAGGTTGACGATGAAGTCCGACGTGCCGTTGTTGGGCAGGAACGCGCAGTTCGAGATGACGATGCTTTCGGCCTGGGCGTTGATACCCGAGCCGATACCGGTCGGGTTGGTCAGCGCACAGTCGTAGAAGGTGCAACCATCGACCACGACGCCGAACGGCTCGATGAATGTGTCAGTCGGATTGGTGGCGGCGCCAGCGATGAAAAGACCAGATCGCTTGACCTGGCCGAACATGCACGCGCTGAAGATGATGTTCTCTAGCCGTCGAGTGGTGTTATCCCACCACGAGTCGCCATCGGTGACGCGCACGCTGACCGAGTTCTCGGCCCGAGCATCGCCACGGAACGTGCAGCCGATGAACTTGATCTTCTCGTAGCTGCTCGTCCGGGTGGCACCGGAGGCCATCGTCACCGTCTCGCGCACCGTGCCGCCGATGAGCACGTTCACCGGATCGGGGGTGACGGTTGCCGGCCCGTCGAAATAGCAGTTGGTGACGTGGATGTCAAGGATGACGTGGCTGTCGGGCACACCCTCTGGCACGACGCCGAGGGTGTAAACGCAGTCGGTCCAGTGGCACTGGGTGATGTAGAGACCATCAACCGAGCGCACCTGGATGCCGTACAGCATCTCTGCCGGCCCGCCGTCGAACTCGCAGTCGGTGAGGTGGACGCCACCACCCGGCGCCCCGGTTGCGGGAGGCGAGGGGAACAGCGATTCGTCCAGCCCGCTGAGCTTGATGAACGCCTGGCCTTGTACGTTGCGTAGGCTATTGGCCCAGTAGCAGCGGTCGAAGTGGGTCGTGCTGCCGCGCACCGAGTCGATGCCGATGTTCCAGTTGCTGAAGTAGCACAACTGGAACTGCGTCTGGATCGTGCGGTAGAGGCGCACCGCCGTCGTGGTGCCCGCAGCGACGTTGCAGAAGAAGTGGATGTTCTCGAAGCTGACGAATCGGATACGCTGCGTGTTGGTCGGATCGCCAACGTCGAACAGCAGCACGTTGCCCTCGACCATCGCCCCACGACCCAGCGGCCCACGGAAGCCGATGCCTCCGTTGGTCACGGTGATGGTGGACCCGAGGAGGTACTTCTTCGGGCCGAGTTGAATCTCCACGCCCACAGCGTCGAAGGCCGTGGTGCCGACAAGCGACTCAGCGTAGTCCACCGCAGCCTGGAACGCGGCGCTGTCGTTGGCGATGCCGTCACCGATGGCACCGAAGTCGTCAACGTGGATGGTGCGACGCAGCACCGTCTGGACGTTGGTGGGGTCAGCACCGGGGCCACTGGGCAGGTACTGCACCTTCGACGAGTCGATGCCGGTGATGACGACCTCGCTGAACCGCTCGCCAGCAGCCGGGGCGCTGTAGACCAGCGTACCCGCACGATCTTGCACGAGGATCGAGTAGTCGCTGTTGACGTACAGACGCCCCGGGGTGCCGTTGTTCGACGGGTAGCCGTTGATCGTGCGGACGGGCTGCGCGGCGGGGATGGTGAGCGCCGCATCCCAGAAGACGCCGATGGGGTTGGTCTGCGGGGGCAGGTTGGCCGCACCGATCCAGACGTACCCGTTGCGTAGTGGTGCCCCATCCTTGTCGGTGAACAGGGGGTAGGCGGGTTGGATGCTGAGTGCGGTCATTGTTGCTCCTCGGGGGACATGATGCCTTGAGGTTGCTGTTCTTCTGGTGCCATCGTGGCGACGAGGGCACCACGGGCGGCGGGGGTCTGGACAACAGGTGCGCCCATCCTACCAAGCCCGTTGATCATCTTCATCAACTTGCTGCGCTCGCCGCGAGGCAAACCTTCGAGAAGATCGAGCATTGACTGGTTCGACTGCGCGGCACGCTCGATCACGCGGAGCGTTTCGTCGTTCAGTCGATCTTGAATTTTTGTCAGCTGTTGGTTCGTAGCAGTCACCCATGGGTTGAACCAGTTCGGAATCAGAGTGTGCTTGCGGTGCTTTTTCAGAATTCGCGCAAGTTCCTCTCGCCCGCCCTTTGCGGCATTTGCGATAACACCCTCACGTTCGACATACGAGGCGACCTTGTTCAAAGTAGACATCTCGTTCGACATCTCTTTGAAGATGTTGTAGTTGCCCGGTCCGAAAATAGCCTCGACCGCATCGGGGTTGTTACCCCGCGCGAGCTTGACGTATTCCTGCGGAGAGTCCTTGAACATGCGGAACGCTTCAGCAGCCATCTGCCGCTTCTCTAGGTCTTTCGCACCTTTGGAAAACGTGTCGAGATAGTTCTTCCACTCCGTACCACCGGCTCGCATGATCGCGTTGTCGATCTCCGGTCGAACAATGCCGAGAACGTCTGCCGCGACCTGCTTGCTTACTTTGGGATCACGACCGACCATCAGCGCGTCGATGATCTCGTTGACCCCTTCTTTGCGAATGGTGTAGAGATCGTAGGCATCAATGGTGCCGCCGTTCATTTCGGCGGCGTTGAGAATCTGAGCACGCAGTCGACCGAGGACTTGTTGCTGCGTCGTACTGACTCGCGCACCAGGTTGCATCCTCGCCTCGTCAATGGCGCCAACAATTCGATCTACGCTCAGTGGCGGAAACCCTTGCGGTAGAGGAACCTGCTTCTGCAAGAAGATGCGCTGAAGCATAGTGTTGACATAGTTCAGACTGTTGGCTTTTTGCTGATTTGCGGCGTCGAGTGACGTTTCGCGCATCGGCTTTGTCAGCGCATTGAGCACCTTGCGCGAGGCGTCGATGGAGTTGGCAATATCGGTCTGATTGCCACCCTGCGCCATGCGCGAAAGTTCGTTCAGCAGGTCATCGCTTTGGTTCTTCAGCGTGACGCTCATCTGATCGGTTTCTTTACCGAGTTCGAGTAGCGACTGCCATGCGTTGCGTTGGATACCAGCGGTTGCTTGCGCGGGCGTCTCACCTGGTGCAGCACCTCGCAATGCTGCGCGGATTGCGTCAATCTCTTTACCGGCAGCATCGCGGGCGATCTTCGTGGCCTGCTTACCTCTGAAGTCGAGAGCACGTCCGGGCAACGCGGCAAGACCTTCCAGACCCCTCGCAACAAGGGGTGCGGCTACACGTCCAGCAGTCTCGTACGCCGCCCCAGTCAGAACATCCCGCGCACCACCGACCAGCGCCTCCTGAGCGGTCTTCGGCCCCTCCCGATACCCGAGAGACTGCTCAAGCAGATCAAGACCACCCTTGGCGATGCCGTACCCGAGGCCCGCGCCGGTCACAGCGCCGAGCGTGCCGCCGGCCACAGTGCCGGGACCAGGGACAACGCTACCACCCACTGCGCCAGTGCCACCACCGATGACGCCACCCGCAACCGTACCAAGTGCTTCCACGGTGGGTCGAACCATCTGGATGGCTCGCTGACCGAGTGGCGTCGTTGGGGGAACGCTGGGCGGCGCGACGAGGCTGGCAGGGGCGCCGGGTATTTGACCGGGTGGGGTGGTGGGCTGCTGTTGTTCTGCTTGACCACCGAACCGCGCAGCCAGCGCGGCAAAGTCCGTGACCGATGCCTGATCGGCCGTCGGACTGGCAACTTGACCACCAAACCGTCGCGCTAGGGCTTCATAGTCGGTTGCCATCAGCGAATCCCCGCCGCTTTCTTGAAAGCGTCAGCCGCTTGCTGGTTCGGGAAGACCAGCACTTGACCATTCGGCGCAGTCACGCGCACTGAAGTACCACCAGCGGCAGGCGTCTGCGGGGCAGCACCGGGTCCGATTCCTTCGGCCGCCATATCCGAATTGACGAACTGACCTTTCCGAGCTTTCATCAATCGCAAAATCTCGTTTGCTGCGGCTTTGCGAGTGTCGGTCGGCAAGGTCGGTTCTGCCAACTGACCAGCAGCCTCCTTGTAAGATTTTGTGTCTTTGTCGGACTGCGGACCTTCAAATCGCGGAACCATTTTCAACACGATATCCGCAATCGGCTGGAGTCGCGCAATTGCTTCGGCACCTGGGGTACTCAGACCAACGAATCCCGCAGAAACATCAATTGCTCGTCCAACACCGCTTCCGGTGGACTGATCAATCAGTCCACCGGGTTTTGTCGCCTGAGTAAGTTCGTAAATCGCCTGATCAATGTCTTTCGACATCTGCTTACGCAGTGCCGTCGTTTTCTCAAAAGTTGCGCTTGGTTTGGCGGCACCCGCTTGCGACTTGATCACATCGCCAAACTTGTTGAACAGCGTCACATTGCCAGCAGCATCGACTTCGCGGAAGGCAACCTTTTCTCGACCTGCCTCGTCACCCTCGCGTGGTTGCGCCGGGGCACGACCAGCCGCAGCGATTCGTGCCTTTTGGGCTTCTTCCTCGGGACTCAGCAGTTGCGACTGTCTCGGAGGAACCATGAACTGACGAGTGGATGGATCGAATACTGCTCCACCAACGGTCATCAGTTTCTCTTGCTCCGGGTACAGCGGCTTACCCGTGTTCTTGAGGTAGTTGCGCGCCGACTCCGCGACCTTGCTGAACTCAGGCCCCGCCATTGAAAGCGTGCCGTCGATCATCTTCGCCGCCTCAAGGGGATTGATCTCGGCGATCTGAAGTGCGACCTGGAGTGCTTGCTTCTGAGCGGGGTCTTTCTCCGCCTCAATCATCGTCTGCAGGCGTCGAATGCCGACTTGAGGGTTGGACCCCAGCGCAACAATCAGACTGCCCGAGTTACGAGCCTGGTTTGCGCGCTGCTCGGTGCTCAGACTCTCATAGGCACGAGCCATGTGCGCCCGGGTGGCCTCACTCTGCGTGAGTTCCATCAGTCGGAACCGCTGCGCTTGGGTCATGTCCTCCAGCGGAACTTCTTGGAGACGTACGAGTTCCGCAGCCTTGGCAGCATCTTGCTCGGCCTTCTGCCGCGCAACCTCCATATCAGCCTGCATCTGCTGCGCCTGCATGGCCCGCTGCTGCCGCACAGCCTGCACCTTCTCCATCTGCAGGCCCAGGTTCATCCCCCTCGTCAGACTCTCGAAGGGATCGGCGACGGGGATGGTGTAGTTGATCGGCTGAACCATGTCAGTCTCCGCCAGTGCCGTAGCCGCCGAAAAAACCTGTCATGCCGCCAGCGTACTGCTGCGGAACAATCGGAGTTCCACCGAACAGGCCCGGGATGCCGAACTCACCAGTCCTCGCGTAGTTCAAGCCCGCCAGTTGCATCGGCAGCTGCGCCATCTGCGCGAATGGTGCAGTGGCTCCGAGAATGCCGCCAGCCTGTGCAGCACCCTGCTGCTGAAGCAGATTGGAGATGTTGCCACCCATCGCCTGACCCATCGTACCAACGCCGACAGCGGACTGCTGGCCCAGCGACGTCATGCCCCCGAGGCG